AACGAGTCTGCAAAGGTGCGGCCGCGACTGTGTGAATGTGTTGGGCTTTTTGGGGGGTCAAAGATACTATTGTATATTTGTATAATTGTTGCATTTGCTGTCGGAGTGTGTATCATCGTGGAGGGATGAGGTTCAATGCTATCAACAACGGAGTCAATAACATGCTAACAGTTGCATTGTGGTGCGCGCTGTCGATCCAAGTGGCTCAGGTCTTTGTGATTGTTCGATTGAACGAACGTAACAAAGCACTTCAAGCGGAGCGGTGGCGATTGCTAGATGTGATCGTGCGTCAGCGCAACGAACTGAACGAACTGAACGGAGTGTCCAAGCGATGAAGCTTTATGAAATGACGTACATTGTTACCGTTAGCAACATGACGCGGCACGATGTCAACAAATGGATTCGGGATATGGGGAAGCAGGCTATACCGATCAGCTTCATTGAAATGATGAAGGACGGGGGGCAGACGTTGCGCAATGGTCCTGATCGTTTGTTCACTGCTGTACTAGTTGAGATTGAAGCGGCGAACCCTGACATCATTGAGTCAATCAATGCCCAACAACCCAAGCAATGACTATGTGCCCATTAACTACTTCAACAATCCCGACGGAACCTATACCGGAACAATGCAATTCTTGCACTGGTTTCGCTTCTTCGTGCGGAATTCCGATGATTACATCCGAGTCAACACGCATGATTCGCAATCTAGGTTCCCATCAACGAACATTAGACTTTTTCTTATCATGCGCAGTACAGAACGCACACACCTTCCATGCACCTACTCTGTCAATTCAAAGCGACCCCTAACATATACGCAATGGCGCGATGCGATCGACGCTATTTGCTTTCACGCTGAAAAAGAGATAAACAAAGTGCTCAAAAAAGAGGTTCGTCAATATCTTGAGTGGACATGCGTGGAATTCGTTGGTTGGACTACGGACGGACTCATACAGAATCCCGAAGAAAATAAACAAGCCTTTCGCTTTACGGGACATCTTACTTAGCCCCTTTGTAAAATATGGAATTAGGCCAATGACGAACTATTACACCGAGACGATCGTTTGGGGATGGGACACCGAGACCAACAGCGGCCCACCCATTTCACTACAGTTCTACACCGAAGATATGGGAACAAAGTCGGACCTGTTCATGGTCGATCAGGACAACGTTTTACAGACCTTTGTGCGTTACATCGACAAGCTTCCAAGCAGCACATTTCATGTCATGTTTGCGCACAACCTAAAGTTCGATTTACCTTCGTTGCTTTGGCCATTACACAAACAGTTGATAAGGAGAAACGGATTTGACTTCACCGTCGGACATTGGCACTTCAACGGGGTTCACGGGTCGCCTTCTTTCGCAAAGCTATACAACAAAAGTCGAAAGACGACAGTATATCTACTCGATTCGTTCCTCTGGTTTCAAACGTCATTGGCCAAAGCAGCGGAATTGGTTTGTCCTGACTTGCCCAAACTCAAAGAACCCAAGGGACTTGGAACTAAGACGTTTAGACGTTCAGATCGGGTGTTCTCTGCTTACGCGATGCGTGATGCTGAGGTTAGTTATCACTTGGGAAAAGTTGTACAAGGCTTCCACTCTGAGTTTGACATTTCGCAATCGCTTACACTCGCACACATGGCTGCGAAGATATTCCGCAAACATTTTCTTAGACGCACCCTAGAACAACCGTCAGAAAAGATCATGCTTGCGGCCCAACAGTCCTATCATGGAGGCAAAAATAATCTTCTTCCGGGTTCGTCTCCGAAGTGGCACACCGATGTTGTTTCGTTGGACATATCGAGTGCATACCCGTTTGCAATGTCGCAACTGCCATCATTCAGCAATGAAAAGCTTTACCGCAAAGCAACGATCAAAGCGTCCGATCGGCGAACGTACAACAACGGGGTTCCACGCTTCGGGGTCTACAACATCAGCGGCAACGCGAAGGACTGCCCCTGGCCATCGTTGTTTGATCGAAGCTTTAATCCGATACGCGGGAAGTTCAATGATGTATGGGTCAACGGATTCGACTTGAATGCAGCACTGAAAGCGGGCGAAGTGAAATTGCATGATATTAGCGGGTACTTCTACGACTTCGAACGTGACCGACACCAGTCCCCGTTCAATGCGTTCGTCTCTGACTTCTATCAACGGAAAGAAGCGGCAACCGATCCGATTCAACGTTACATGTACAAAACCGTTTTGAATTCCCTTTATGGCAAGTTCATTCAAACGACAAGGAAAGAAGATGAAGCAACAGGCGAAACAATCTACGAAGCGGGTGGGATGTACCATCCATTCATCGCTTCTGCCATCACTGCTCACACCCGCAGTTATATCCACGATATTGAACACACGTTCGGTGCAATACACACCGCAACTGACGGAATCTTCGCGCCTAATTCGAAAGGCTTGGCAAAAACTCTCACCAATTTCAATCGGGGGCGTAAGACGGACGAAGGTCTTGGTTCTCTCAAGCTTGAAGCGTCGGGCGATTTGCTGTTACTGCGTAACAAACTCTATATTCTTTATTCAGATACGGACGGAAAAATATCGTCAAAATTTTTCAAGAATAAAAATATCGTGAAGTACGCGCTTCATGGGTTCCAAAGCAGCGTCTACACACTCGAAGAACTGGTTGCGAGTAATCGCCGCCGCTATGAGACGACCCGCCCGAATCAATTGCGGGAATCGCTCAAGTCGAAAGGTGCCAAGGTTCCCAACAACTTTGAGACGCGCGGCATGGTTCTTAAAGTCGGCCCGATCGGGGTTGCATAATTGATTAATTGTCCATAAAATCAGGTTGTCTACTACTGAGGTTTTATCCGTGAGTGCCCATCACCCCCTTCAAACGCCCGCTTCCCGCGCGAACGTTGTCAAGATGCTGAAGCGTATCGAAGGCGACCTGCACTACGCGCGTGAACGTCTTGAGTCCTGCACTCAAATGGAACGCGCCAACATGATCGACTGCATCTGGCAGTTGAACCACATCGAACGACATATCAAACAAACCATCGACATGATAGGCACAACACCATGAGCATCGGCGGAAAGTTCGTGCGTTACATAGGCTCCGCTTGTTGCCAGTGCGGGCGCGTCATTGAGCACCCGCAGACGTTCAACGTCGAAAAGTATTCGTGTTGTACGTGTGAGCATCGCATTTGCGGTAATTGCTTCGTTGCCCGATCGGACAACGTTCACTTGCGCGCGAATGGTCTGTACTACCAAGATTTTCCAACACCAAAGGCGTTGAACGATGAATGAAATAGACCCCCCGTTGGTTGTTCCAAAAGACGAATTCAAAACCGTTCCGGTTCGATTCGAACGCACGATGCATCGCGCTTTGGTGCTGTACGCGATCGACAACGAACTGACGGTGACCGCAGTCATTCGACAAGCTGTAGCTGCCAAGCTTGCGATTCTGTTAGAGCAGCAACCTACCGTTACCAGTGGAGATTTGAAAAATGGCCAAAGCGAAAGCAAAGGCAAGCACCCCCGCAAAACGAAGCGCACGAAAGCCTGATGGATTGCCCGCAGGATTCAAAAAGGTTGAAGGCTTCGCACTGCCGTGGGATTTGGACGAAATGCCAGTGCTGCAAGGCACATGGGGCAAGGTCCGCACCATCACCGTGAAGCGCGGTAAGAAGATGGAGGAACAGCGCGTGTGTGACGTTGAGACCGCCGACGGCAAGCGTTACAACGTATGGGAGTCCGCGCTACTTCGTCCGCTGTTCGATGATGCCGACGAAGGGACGGATGTTTACATCGCGTTCGAAGGCTACGGCAAAGCGAAAGCAGGGCAGAACGCGCCCAAGCTGTTCACTGTCGCAACACGCGACTAGGCGAGTCTGTCGCGCTGAATGTCACACTAGGCGCGACACGGGTGCTGGCATACCACCTAAACGGGGTCACCCGAGTATGCCACCCCTCAACTTCGGAGACACATCAATGGGCAAAGACGAAGCAGTATGCGGGCAGTGCGGGAAACCGCATCCAAGCGTCGGCGACGTTCGCGGTTTGGTGAATGGTCAAGTTGTTGAATTATGTTTCTTGTGTGCCGATGCGAACCGCGAACACACATTCGCGTTGATGCGGAAGGTTCACGAACTACGGAGGGACTACGAAGATGCCACGACAACGGGCCGCAGGTAAGGGGCCGAACATCAAAGCGGGCGAACGCGCTAGGCAACGGCACACGCTTGCAGGGGTTCCGAAGCACATCAAAAAACGGATTCGTGAACTTCGGGACCAAGGATACGAAATCCTAGCAGACGAAATTACCAACACTTACACGGGAAACGAATGATGAGTGAAACACTTCCAACACACGACTTGGATTTTTCCGAAGCACTAGCCAACATGAAAGCGCGCTGCACAATGGCGCGTAAGGGATGGAACGGAAAAGAACAGTTTGTCTACTACGTTGAAGGTTCGCGGTTCATCGTGAATCGCAAACCCCTCAACATGGTCTACCCCGAAGGAACGGAGATCACGTACCGTCCGCACTTGGACATGCGCGCCGCTGACGGTGTGTGTGGTCCTTGGTCCCCGACGCAAGCGGACTTGCTTTCTAACGACTGGTTCGTGGTGCGCGACTTGCTCGCAGAACAACAGGCGAAACCGTGAAAGTATTCCGCGCCATTTTCGTAATCTGGTTGGTGCTGTTCCTGATCATGTTAATGGTGATTGTTTCGCACCTTTAATAACTCCACACGCGGGGGCGAAGTTCGCCTGCTGGCATCATGTCCAAATGAATGAACCTAGCCCCTACGTCCCCGCTCCGCTGCGATACACCGATTCCCCGAAATTCCAAACGCATTGCGCCACTTAGAAGCTTCCAAGCTTCCGCACCGTAACATCGAAGGTCCGCCGCAAGTCCGGTTGTGTGCGGCCCGTCAAGTCCCGTGGTGCTAACAACGCGGTTGTGTTCGGGGCACCGATAGCCTGACGAAATCACTAGGGGGTGTCCCAACAGTTCCCGAAGTGCGTCAAGCTTTTGCACGAAGGCTTCGTCCATTTGTTCGATCCCGCAATGCGGGCAAATGAATTCCTTCCGTTGAAAGTATTTGATGTTTTGCCAGTTCATGCGAGCAGCAGCGGCAGCAGTTCAGCACCCGAAGCGACAGCTTCACCAGCAACAGCGGCACCACCAGCAGCAGCACCAGCACCCGCCGCGCCCGCTCCGAGTATGCCCGCACCTTCGGCAGCACCACCCACCGCGCCCGATCCCATCATCCCCGCGTCGATCGCTGCGGCGCTATCGAGTCCGGCACCAGCACCAGCACCCAAAACCCCCGTCGATGGGCCTGCGGCTTGCAATGCTGCGTCCATGTTCGTTCCTTGGATCGCGGTGTCGATCGCTTGGGTTTGCGTCAAGGGGGCACTTGCAGCGGTTGTGTCTGCTGCCTTCGCGTCCGAAATCATCTTGTTGATTTGGTCAGGACTTTCGCCCCCTGTCCCGCTGTCAAGCTTTGGAATTGTTGGGATCGTTGCGGGCATCAATTCAGACTTCATGTTCATAATGCGATTGAACACACTTTCAGCAATGTGCATTGCAGGAAATTTTGTCGGGTCGCTCATGTTAGTGGACTACCTCTATGCCTTTCGTTGGCCAACACTCTTGTTGGAAACGTCCGCTTCCGCCGACACCGATTGCGCCCGCTTGGATTTGTGCGTCAATGGTGGTGTGACAATTTTCCTTCACTTGGTCTATGAGTTTTTCGAAGTCCGACGCGCACCCGGACAAAAGTGTTAGAACGGAAAAAACAATAAGTGTTTTCAATTTGTAGGTCTCTGTAGTTGCGGGGCATTGCGTCCACCATTTCGGCGAACATGTTTATTGATCCACGCTTTCGTCGCTGCGGAAGCTTCGGCACCGATTTTTGCTGCTGCATCGTTGGCAGTGTTGACGTTGTTGTTGAAGGTCTGCATTGCTTCGGGCGTCAGTCCCGACGGGGGCGGGCGCAAGTCTACGTTGCCAGCACCTTCAGCGGCTTTGTTAATCAGCTTGCCCAAAGGACTGCGAGCAATCGCGGGGTTTTGGATCGGATCTTCGGGTGGTGGTTTGTCGTTAGCAGGTCCGCCCCCGCTCGTTGGTTTCACTTGCAAGAAGTTTTGCACAACACTACCGATGTTTCGCACCGTCACCTTGCCATCTTTGTCAGCTTCAAACCCGAACCCGTTTTGATGTGCAAGTTGCGCGACTTGCGCAGCGTAGTCACTTGACGACTTAACAACGTTCTGCCGATACGCTTCAATAATTTTGACTGCTTGGTCATAACTGGGTTTGAAGCTGTTGAAGTCCATGTTGATTCCGATTCCGGGTATTCCCAACGAAGCACCAACAGCGTCCATGTTAACTTCGCGGGAACCGACACCCATTACCTTCAACAGAATTGCCTTCGTCTCGGGGTCACCCGTCCACCCCTTAGCTTTATCGTTGTTGACCATTGTCATTGCCTGATCGGCAAGTGCGTTACCATCCCGCGCCTTCGCTTGCGCACCTTCAAATTCTGTTTGAAAGTGGTCACGCATTTTCCCTTCTTGCGCGGTAACGGCATCGGTCAACGTCTGCGTTCTATCTTGCAAATCGTTATGCAACGCATCCATGCGCGCGCCGACGTTCGTCAACTGTTGCAGACCCGCCGCGCGGATTTGTGGATCGTAGTGTTGGGCTAACTGCTGCGATCGTGCGGCATCTTCGGAAATGCTTGTTAGCTGTTCCATATAGCTTGGGTCGTCTTTCGCGTACTGCTGCACGAATGGCGCGGTTGCTTTGATGGAATCTTGGATGCTGCTGCCGTAGGACTGCACCGCATCGTAGTCGTCCGCCAACACATCTAGTTCGCTGCGGTGCATACGCTCCGACAGCAGACCCGCACCGATGCCGATAGCAGCACCAACAGGACCACCGAAAGCGGTTGCAGCCAAGATGCCTGCGAGACCCCCAGTGATTGCGGAGTCGTCACTACCCGGATATTTAATTGCCATTCGCTTAACCTCCGAAGGCACCTTGCGTTGCGAAATTGAAACCCGCGCTTTTCCCCTTCGAAGAACTGGTTGCGGTTGATGTGCCGTATGACATGCTGTCAGTCAACGTTGTAGGACCACCGAGAATTTGCGCAAGCAGTTGTTGCGGGATCATGCTAGATGTTAGACCCGCATTGGCCAAGCCTAGAACACCATTGAGACCCCCGAGACCGACACCCGCAGCGGTGGTGCTGCCACTCATCAACGTTCCCGCTGCCGCGTCTCGCTGCTGTTGGTCGGACGATCGTAGTTGTGTCACCCCTTGGGAGAATTGTCGGGCCACTTCACCCGCTGCTGCACCTTGCGCGACCCCCTGACGATCGCCGCCGAAGTTTCCGCCCATGATGCTGTCGCTTGTGATACCCGGCAGCAGTTGCTCTTTGTAGAACTTGCTCAAGTCGGAACCGAGTCCGCTAATTTGCTGGTTCAAGATGTCATTGTTGCCGCTCAACCTATCTGTTAGGTACCCCGTTCCGGCATCACCCCCGAGACTTGCTAAGAAGTCTTTACCTCCCGAGAACAGCGTTGCCGCGTCCCCTTGGTACGTCGGAAGATTCGCGGCGACTTTACCAGTGGCACCGAAAGCATCACCGTAAAGCTGTTGGAAAAGATCGGCACCGAAAACACTCTGATTGCTTTGGCTAAGGTCTAGGCTGCTTGCAGTGCTGTTGGTTTTGGTGCTGCTTGAACTTCCACCTAAAGAAAAACCCATTATACGTTGTCCCCTGTAGTTACCTGCGATGCCAGTTGTTGAACGTCTTGTAGAGTGTATGCCGTTCCTAGTCGCGCATTGATCCTATCAAGCGCAATTTGTGCATATGGACTCTGCAACCTAACGGAAATATCGGGGGGATAGTTTTCGAGCCTATCCACCAGCTTAAGAAAGTTTGTGATTACCGTTCGCGCGTCTACTGCCATAACCATGCCTTCACAACAATTTTCCAATTCGCCGCAGTGATTGCGGAGTTTGTTGCCGAACCTTTGGTGTTGATGAACGGGTTTGTTTGAACCATTGCCCACCCGACATTTGTTGCGTCGGCCCATACTGCGGGGAACTGTCCCGACGAACCTTCAGCGGACAACAGGTCTACTTCATCCCCGATCGCGTAGGACTTTTCAGCGGTGGTGCAAACCAAGACGACTTGGTAGAACGTCGGCAACACTCCGAACCCGTGTGCAACTGATCCAAAAGTTGCGTTCGCTTGTTGTGCCGATTTGAACCGCTGCCCCTTGAACACCGATCGGAACGCGGTGCCGTCGGTCACTTGGAAGTCACTAACTGCTGTCTTTGCTGTTTGGACGTTGTTATGCCACATGGAAGATTCAGCGGCGAGTGTTGCCGCAAACAGCGTCTTTGTGTTCACCAAATCAAAAATACTGAAGGCGTTCGCACCGTCATGTAAGAAAGCAACACGCGCGTTGCACTGGTAACCATACCATCCACCGATCGCGTCTACCGTGTTGATGCTTCCGCGTGTGGCCCCGAGTCGTAGGCTGCCACTTGCAACACCCATATCGAAGCCGCTGTCTGCCCGTATCTTTCCGGGTGTGAGAACCCCCGAAGCGAAATCGCTGACGTTGTTGATGCGTAAGAAAGCGTCAGCGGTTTCAAACACGTTCTTTCCGTACAAGCTGAAACGTCCACCCGTTCCGCCCGCAGCGGGTGCCCATTCAAGTGTCCGCGCAACGGGGGTAACTGCGGTGTTGTCGAACGCAGTTAGACGAATGATCCCGCTTGACGGCATCCCCCCGTTAATTTGGGTAACGTTCGTCGCGTCAAACCCGATGATGTTGCGCGCAACGTGGTTGGTGTCGAACCACGACAGAAAATAATTGTTGGGGAATGTTGTTCCAAACGTGTCCGCTTCCGGGTATGCAAAAGCCTGCGCAATGCGAGCAAGTTCAGCACCCAAAAATTGCTTTAGGTTATCGTCGGGGACTGCGTTCGGTGTGTAACGCATCAGTAGTAACCACGCATTTCAACTTCCCAATCGAACCCCGTGAAGTCCCATTGGGCATTGTCTGCCGCGCGAACTTCAATGCTGATGTATCGCCCCTGCGTGAATATGGGTACGGGTTGACCCGGATCGGTAATGGTCTGCTCGTTGGCCCATGTCGTTACCTGATCGGGGAACATTTGCGATCCGACGCGGACGTAGAAGGTGCCGAAGCCGCGCCCGCGCAAATGCACTTGCCGCACGAACTTGATTCGTTCCGGTTCTCCGAAGGTGATGCCGTACTTGGCCATCAACGAATTTACAACCGACAAGTCGGCAGTGTTAAAAATTTGAATTTTTGTTGTGTTGGGTTGCGCCTGCGTCATACGTTCAATGGCTGCTGTCAGGTCCGATTCGTTCCACGCGGTTGTGTCACTATCCCAAGTCCCCCCGTCAGCGTCCCAAGTGACTGCCGCGCTGCTGTCGTCAACGATCCCCATTGCTGCGTATGCAACGTCCTGCAATTCAACAACACCCCAAGCTTGCGAAGCGATGTTGTAAACAAGTGCGAGTGTGCAGAACGTCGCCCCCGTTTCGGGAAACATAATCCAAACATCGTTATTGACATAATCGTGGAGCACTTGCAGTGCTTCATATGTGCTAGTGCTGATTTGATCGAACAAGAACCGACGCACCAAACCTTCGGCAATGCTGACGGGTTGGTTGTATCCGTCATTGATAACGATGTCCCCTTCCGTCACCACGACATGACGCCCGCCGATTTCATCAACGGCGCGCGGTGACAACGCGCCCGCCCGCGACCATAGAAGCTTCGTGACAAATTTGTCATTCCCTTTCACGTAGTCAACGGTATAGGCGGAATTCGCTTTGTAGATGATGAAGGTGTCTCGGAGACTTCGCGCCGCTGTGATGTTGTTGGGGGTGTCGGATAGTTGCCCGCTGCCTGCTTCGTTGGTCGCTGATGCAGTCCAAAACTGCGGGATGGCCCCCGGTTGTGCAGCGTCCGACCATATGAAGCGGTTACCGTTACGAACACCCGCAAGCGTGATGTCTAGCGCGAAGATGTGATACTTGTGTTGCGCTATCAACGCAGCGGTTGTGTTGACGGGCCAATCAGGCAGAACCAATGACTTGTTAGCGGGAACGCCTGCCCAATACATCGGCGCGTTGACGCTGTTGTTCATTATTGGGATTCCGTTCAGGATCGCGTGTGACCACTGCGAAGGCTTTGCAATGCTTGTGAGACCTGCAAGCAATGTGATGTCCGTGTGTGTGCCCGCCGAAACCGCGTATTGCTTGTTAAGTCCTTGGTACAACCAAAAGTTCGACCCCAACATTGGGCAGTTGAAAATGTGGTATGGGGCTACCGTCGGGGGATCGTATCCGAATCGCTTGCCTCCGATCCGCTGCGGAAACCCGGAACGGATAACGACATTAAGAAGGCGCGTATAGAAGTCGGGTGACGTTTCCCATGCTGGCAAATCAAATGCCAGTCCCTTCGAAGGTCTCATGCGTGACAGTTGCTTCGGCATGGTTTATGCCATCTTCGTCAGGATAACGTGTCCGCCCGCTTGCAACGTACAAACACCGAGCACCGCATTTTGTGCCCCCTGCATTTTGAACGTTCCACCCGTAACAGCGTTCGACAGAAAAGCACCGCGCATGTAGAAGCAATCTGTATCGGCAGCGGTGGCAGGAAACACCAGCAGACCCCCGGCACCTTGTATCGTGTCGTTGACGTTGTACTGACTTACATCAACAAGAGTGGTCGATTTTGAAATCCATGTACGTTCTAGTTGCGGTGCGTTGCTAAACACACCTTTCATTTTCCACCCGCCGGTACTGGTGTTTAGAACCTGCAAGAAACATTCGAACGAATACCACGTGTTAGCTTCCAACGGCATGTTAAGAAGCAGGTTGATGTCAACGTAACTGGTGAGGTTGAAAATTTGCGAATTGCATCGCGTGATGATTTGCGGGTTCGTTACTGCAAGCGGGTTCTGCGTGTCCACGGCACCGAACGCAAGCAACGAAGAAGCGCGCCGCAACACTTGCCCATCACTCGCCGCCGCAAGTGCCGTCGGCCCCGCTGCCCCGTTGGTGGCGTTTGCGAGCACTGTCAATGCAGCAATTGAATTCAACAGGTTCAGTTGCGCGGGGGTGCAGTTGACCACCGCGTTGATGTTCGGAAGGTCGGTGCGCAACGCAAGCTTAATGTTGCGTATGTGATCGTCCCCTTGCGCCTTTGTGTCGGTGCCGGGTGGGTTCGACTGGTTCAAATCGCTTAAGTGTGTGACGGTTTCCAACGGCATTTAATAGCTGCTCCGAGAACTGAAGTTGTAGGGTGGTGACTGACTCGCCGAACCGATCTTGAACATTGCAGCAGCGTTGACTCCTTCCGCAGCGTGCATGAACGAACTTAGTTGATTTTGTGCAAGTTCCCCGTTCTGTTCGTATTTGTGCAAGAAGAACAGTGACGCAGCCAAATACAATTCTTCGTGTGCGTTCAGCAGCGTATTGTTCGCGTCAACCGCACCGATCGCGGGAAGGCGCATGAAGTAATCCAAATAGATTACGTCGGAGTCAGCGGGCGCACCCCTGAACTGAATTGTTGTACCGCGAATTGCGTACCACAATACAGGGGAGGAAATCGAAAGCGATCGAATCTCGCCTAGACTTTTCGATTCAAGCGGGTCGGACTTCGTAGCATCGGGATTCCAAATAACCCGCTCCGCAAGAAAGTCTGTCGGTAAGTAATAGGTGGTCGGATCGGTCAACGTCCTGCTCGTTGACGTAATGGAAACACCCCAGTTGATTTGCTCCATCGCACGAACGTCGCGCGCAATCATCGCTTCAGCTTGCCGGATGAACATATCCGTTTTTGTGCTCAAGTCGGGACGGTGCGCAACGTCCAAAATCATCGCCGCAAGGTCGGTCTTTAACATTTGTTCACCACTCGATTAGGAACAATGACACCGCGCCGATCGGTGCGGCGGACTCGATACGGTTCCGACTCGGGAGACCGCAAAAATTTGTCGTAGGCTTTCGTTGAAATCTCCGCGTCGGGCGACAGAAGTTCGGGGTATCGCTTCGTGATCACGTAGAAGTCAAGTTCAGGAATGTTGAGCATCAACGATCCCCAGTCCATATGTTTCAACGGAGTCGAAAGATTGCGCAGTTCTTTATTCAACGTCAAAACTTGTCGGCGCGTTTCGTTGCCGCGCTTCGTGCCTTCGGGAAAACCGAACATTCGAAATTGCGAGAGTGTGCGCGCCATTCATCTAACCTCTGAAAAATGGTGCGGTGTTAGTCCCGCACCGAAATTGCTACCGCTCACGACCATTCAGAAACGCAGTCAACTTCGTGAAAGCTTCCGTCATTTGGTTCAAAGCCTTCTCCATCGTTTCGTCCCGTTGGCGAATGTACTTTAGAAAAACCATCATTACGAAAATAACCACGCCTGCCGTTCCGATGTCGCGTAACCAATCAAGCAACAGCTTTACATCATCACCCATCAAACAACCGCAAGCGTCGGGTCGATATCCCGAATGACACCGTGCGCCTTTTCTTGGTAGACCTTCAGCGTCCAATCAACCGAAATCTCGGAGCGATCCGAAAGACCAAGCTTGGCCAACGGTTTCGTTGAGTACGGTTTAAGAAACGCAAGCGCAACCTTCGTCGGGTCGATCAGGAACAGACTTGCCGCAGTCGAATACAACTGTTGCAAGCGGTTCGGCATGATCGTCAGCGTGATCCCGAAGTCGGTACGCATCACGTTGATGTAGGCTTGTTGAACTTGCGCCGTCGGGGTCTCGCCGCTGATGTTGGCGACGGGGGAAGCCGCATATTGCAAGCCTGCCGTTGACAGCATGTAGGTGTTAAGACGCTTGACCACTGCGGCAACACTCATTGCCACTGTGATGTCACCGTTGCTGTTGTAAACAGCTTCAATGACTGCCCGCAAGTGAGCATCGAACGCAAGCGCGCGCTTCGTGCCGTTCGTCGGAGCAACAACCAGCTTCGTGCCAGTGTTGAACCCACCGACGGCACCCGTCGCCCCAAGCGAAGTGTTGGTGACGATCCACGCATCGAACCCGCCCGCTTGTCCTGCGGTTGCGTTGTTGTTGTCCACAACCGACGCTTGCGGAGTCAGTGCAATCGCTTCAACGTCTCGCTTAAGTTCCTGCTGACGCAACATCAACTGACGCGCGTATTCGTCGGCACCACCGACAACCGAAACATTTTGTGAACGTTCCGTCACTGCTACAGTCTTGACACTGTTTTGGCAGTTGTTGCCGACACGCTTGCCGTTCGAAGTCGCGGAGTCATACGGAGCAGCAACGTCAGCACCCGAAACAACCTTGTTGGCGATGTTCGGCGCGGCGAGTGCATCTTGCACCCATTCGCTGTAACTGTTGTCGCATGTATCCGTTCCAATCAAGTCAGTGAAAGGCAGCGGGATTCGGGAAATATCCCAAATCTTCTGCATCACATCTTCGTTGACGAGACCCCCGGCAACCAAGCCTTTCAGGTCTGCTTCGTCCCAATAGTCTGCTGGTGCAGCCATGTTCTAGTTTCCTCTGAGTAGGTCTTTAATTTGGGAAATTTTCTGCCCCTCAGCAGCGGTACCCCCTCTCCGTCCTTGTTGGTTCGCGGGTGCGTTCGGTGACTTCATCGAACTTCCACGCGGGGAAGGTGCCTGCCCCTTTTGTTGCTTAGGCTTGACAAGTGCTAACGCCTGCGCAATTCGTTGCTCTCGCAACATGTTTTCTCGAATGTACCGCATCGTTTTGTGATCGCTCACATTGTTGAGGTAGTTCGCAGGAAACCCCGCTTTGCTTAGATGCTCTCGCATCCCCGCAATGTCGGCAGTTCGTTTCCCTTCGTCTTTCCACTCGGGGATCACATTCATCGTGCGTTCGCGTTCAAGCTTCAGCGCGGTTTCGTGTTTCTCCCGAATCTTGTTTATCACTTCCGGTTTGATCGCTTCTTTTGGAAGCAACGACAGAAGTTCGGACAGTTCATTGCGGGAACGCATCAGTTCCCCTTCTTGCTCCGCTTTGTGTTCGCCAAAACGAAGTTGTTCAAGCTTGAAATCGGTGCGTTCTTTCATTGCGTCTTTAAGCGCGCCGACGGTGAACGATTCTTCTTCGTCGCCACCCATCGCAACCGTTAGCTTGTAGAATTCTTCGGGTTTGATCCCAAGACGTTCAGCGGCTTCGGTGAAGGTTTTCGGTGTTCCCTTCTTGCCGTCAGGCTTCTTTGGTTCTTCGTCACCGTCGCCTGATGCGTCGGCAGACTTGCCCATCAAAATGTCTAAAGCCTGCTTAGTCAAATCGTTGGAAGCGGGGTCAATGTTGGTCCCCGATTCCATGCGACTGGTGTTCGTGTCCGCGTTCTCAGTGCCTTCGTTGCTCTCGCTCACGTTGCGTCTCCGCTTTTCATAATTTCGTTGATGTACGTGTCTAGCGTACTTTCAAAACTGTCGATCGTGCGCCCGAACATCCATGCTGCTTCACGCTCCGCAGGTTGTTGCGAAGCGCGCCATTGCATAACTGTTGTGTCGCGCATGTCACGCAGCACCGTCCGAATCAGCGGATTCTGTTGCAGTGCTTTCGCCTGCTCCTTCATTTCCGCTGTTACTTTGCTTGCCATTTTCTATAACCTCTCCGCTGACTTCCGTTAGTTTTACTCCGACACTGGGGTTGGACATTTTGATCATTTCAAGCGCGGCGTTGCCGACAATCTTCGCTTCTTCGATTTGCGCGCTAAGGTTCGCATCGTAGTATTTGAATTGCGTTTCGATGTCAGCTTGATACTTCGTGATCGCGCTGCGCATTTGCTCAAGTTTGATCGCTTGCGTAATCAACAGGTTTTGCATGTCACTTTGCTGCTTGGCAGCCACTTGCTTACCTTGTTGCGCCTTTATAGAAGCGTCAGAACGCGGGTCAACGTAGTAGCGTTCGGGGTTCTCAACGTCTGCGGCCCGCGCCCAATCCATCATGGTCGTGTAAAACGTGTCCATGCTGACGATCACTTCGTCCATACCTTGACCCGCCAATGCAACTTGGTCGTTCATCATTTCGCGGTAGGTTTGGACGCGGCGGGCGCGTTCCCCCGGACTCATGCCGGGTTTAACTTGGCAGTTTTCACGAACGGGCCACTGCTTCGGGATCGTGGTGGCCCATCGGCCCCCCTGCCGAATCGTTACCGGATAGTCATAGTGTTTGCGCATCACTGCATGAGCGATCAGGTAAATTGATCTAATCAACGTCTTTGCAATGTTGCGGGTCATGTGCGCGCTTAGTTCTTCCATGACGCTGTACGCACGATCGACACCTTGGGAACCGATGCGATCGTTTAGTTGCATTTCACCAGTTGCAAGCGTCAATGCTGCTCCACCCATTTCAGAACGGCGCGACTTCTGTTCTTGGATGTGTTGCAAGATGCCTGACGACTGATCAGGGATGGTGAACGCGGTGATTGCTTGCCGGACATCGGGGACAACACCCATACGCACCCGAATGTTGTTGTTGGTGCGTCCATCGGCCAAATCATCGGCATTGACGACACCTTCAAACGAAGCGGTGCGGTTACGGTTGACGGTGTTCACGTTATCGAGTGACGCGCGTTCTAGCGCGGTGTTGATGTCTTGTACCGACTTCAGCTTGTCATAAAGTGAAATACCCGTTAGGCGATCGGGGTTGAGAAATACAACGCCCGCCGCATAGGGGACGATATCTTCGGCGACGTTCTCAAGTATCACCGCGTCAGCAAAGCAAATGCGGCGACGTTCTGATGCGCCTTTTCCATCATCCATGAGTGCATACGCTTCGAACCATTCGACACGATCTTGTGACGAATCAAGACCGATCCGAGTTTGTAGAACACCCCCCGGCATTTGCGCGCTTGCATCAACTGCGGAGTCGGACGTTATTCGTTGCACCTTGTCGATTTTTGCCTTTGAGAACCCGCGTTCAACAAGCTTCGATCGCGCTTCAACGTGTCGTTCAACCATGAAGGGGCAGTCAGTTAGATCGGGCGAATTCCAATCGTCCGGGTAAATGAAGTTGTACATGGGCACTGAACCCACCCGGAATTTTTTCACGACTGTTGTTATGGCCAAGTCCAAAGTTTGTGCTTCGGGGTCGTAGTCCAAAATTTTTGTTTCGATTCCGGGTTTACCTTGCGCAAGTTCTGCAATCGCTTCGGGCTGCACTTGCTCATACGACTCATAAGTTGTCGTCTTACGCTCATCACACCACGCCTTCACGATCCCGTTGCGCAGCAGCAGTGCGCTTTTGACAGCGAACAAAATCTGAAGGTTTCCGTTGTTCTTACCAACGAATTGACACACGCAGTCACTTTCTAATTGTGCTTGGTCAACGTCGCCCGCTCCGTCCGCATCAAACTCAACAAGTCTGTCAGTGCTGAAGGCGTTGTCCATTTGTGACAGCACCGCTTCAACCATTGCGCTCAAGTCACCCGAGACGACTGCGGAACGGCCCGCAATTTCATCACCACGCGGACGAAGGAAATAGTATCGCCATGCTGCCGCACGATCGGTTGCAAGCTTGTCGCCTTCAAATCCGACACACTGCCGAAGTTGTGTGCGTAGGCTTGCGAGCAAGTCGCGTTCGTCCTTTGGAATACGCGCCATTAGATAACCCCTCTGTCGTGTTGTGTGGTGTCGATTTTCGGACCCCAAGGTTTGTGTTGGTGACTGTTTTGCGATTCCCAAACCGCATACGTTTCGAACGCGCGGGTTAGGTAGTGGTATTCGGTGACACCCGTCAATGACCAAGTGTTCAAAGCTGTTTCGCGCGCCGAATATCCGTTCAACGCTTCAATGAGTAGCAAATTGTTTTCGGGTTCTTCTTCGAAGTTGCGTTGCTTCGTGTCAATGCTTCCGCTTTGAATAAGTGCGCCTGCTAGTTGAGTGATACGCGCTTCGTCTGGTGCAAGTGTTGTCTTTGGGAAAATACCAGCATCAGAAAAGTTAGCGAATAAGTCGGGGTTGTGGTCCGACCACATAAGAACATGAGCACCAACAGACCAAGGGAAGGCGTGTTCAACTTCAGATAGCGCCGTTGCAAATGTTTCGAACATCCACGATCGGCTGCCAATGATATTTTTTCCTTGAGCAAAGACGACAGAAACGTTGACGGGTAAATACTCAAGGGACCACGCAGCGGTGACGGGTTGCTTCGGATCGTATTGCGCTTCAGTGTTCTTGTTAGCAAGTAGTTTCGAAACCGATGCACCGTAGATTGCTCCTTCAGCGGCGGCGAGTGGGTTGCAGTAGTATTCCTGTTGGATCATTGCTTCCGACATACCGGAATCGCGTTCCGCTTGTATATCTTCTTCCGTTAGAACTGCGGAACCATCCCAATTTTTTGTGTCGTCAACGGTAAGGATTTCGCAGGACCATTCGGGATTTTTCTTGAGACGCTGATACATTTGATAAGCATGATTTCGTCCCCTGAACGTGGTGATGAAACATGCCCACCCACCATTTTCTCGAATGATTGGGCGGACGAAGTTCCAAGCGCGCGGATCACACAATGCCCATTCCGAAAACACTGCACCGCGAACGTTCGAACCAACAAGTCGGTCATAGTAATCGCTGCCAGTCATTTGCCACGTTGAACCGTTCTTGAATTCCAACATCATGTCTGTTTCGTGAACTTTTTTAATGATGTTGCCGAAGGCTTGGTCGATGAACTTCAAACCATTGTTGTCCATGCCTTTCCAAATCGCCCGCCGCGCTTGAACATGCAACGGGAATAAGTGCCAGTATGTACCGACAACTTTTTCCTGCTGATCAGCGGCGAGGTTCAACGCAAACGAATCTTTACCCGCTCGTCGGTGCCACACATAGAAGTGATACCGCACCCCTTCATTGAATCGTTGGAACTTTTCGTCTTGATATGGACGCGGCAGCCATCCACCATTGAAGTCAGCGTTTTTAGGTCCGGGGATCACAACACGCGGAGACGCGATTGCCTTCGATCGTTGTCGTGGTGTTGCTTTCTTCGTTGCCGGCATGTGTGACCCCCAGGTTGCTATTGATTTTATAGCAATCATGTGACGCATAACAGATGTTATAAATAGATGCAATCATTCAATTATACAAATATACAATAGTATCTTTGACCCCCCAAAAAGCCCAAC